TAATGTTAATTACCAGTAAAGACCCAAGTGAACCAGTCCATTCACCAGAACAAGCACATGTAATAAAATTATCGGGGGTGAAAGTAGATAACCGTGAGGGTAATCTATTAAATAACTTACAAGTAATGCAAGAGCAACCAATCGCAGAAGGCGAATTAGCTCTCATTAAAAGAAATGCAGGATTATTATAATGAAAAAAATTACGGAAAAACAATTAATTGAATCCACGAATTCATTACGTGAATACATTAAACTAGTTGAAGAACATACATGGATACAACCAGATGAGCCATCATTTGCCAATCAGTTGGGTCAATCAATTGGGGCTGGCGTTCGCGATACATATAACGCACTTGGTAATTTTGGTAGTGGACTATTGGGTAGAAAACCTGGACCAGACTGGAAAGATCCAGTAGATAATTCTCAACCAACTCCTCCTGCACCATCGCCAAATCAAAATGTGCAACCAAATATAACCAATGGCAGTCACAAAGAAGGTGATAGAAGCAAATCAAAAAGTGGTAAAGATATCATTTTTAAAAATGGAAAATGGGTGTACGTATAATGAAAGATTTTAGATATTTATTTGATGAAGAAACACGTAAAATAACGGAAGCAGATACTGGTTCATATACTAACAACTGGCAAGGATTGAAAGACACGGCTCAACGATTAAAGGCTAAGGGAAATACTAATAGTGGGCAAGTTGTACCACAAGATGATCTTCCAGATGTAACATCCCCTCCAGATCAAGTTGTACCACAAGATGATCTTCCAGATGTGACTATAGAACCTAGTCCAGCACCTGCACCTGCGCCAGCACCTGCACCTGCGCCAGCACCTGCGCCAGCACCTGCGCCAGCACCTGCGCCAGCACCTGCGCCAGCACCTGCTGCGTTAACTTGGCCAAAAACCCGTGACGAAGTTATTGCGTTTCAAAAAACACATAAACAGCTTGATGGTAAAAATCTTAAACCGGATGGCTTAATTGGGCCACAAACATTGCAAGCATTGGCTGCAGCCGGGCTACAACCACCTGCTGGATTTAAAATGGCGAATAAAAAACGTCCAGTTGCAAAAACCCAATCTCAACCTGCATTTTCACAAGCAAATCAAGCGGAATTTGATAATGATTGGCAGAACTACAAAGATGATATTGCTGCAATTCATAGCCAATTTAAACAACCAAGAGCACAGGCTGCTGCTCAATCGGCTGCCCCTATGTCAGGCATGGGTACTGGAATGGATGTTGCATCAAATCTTCTTAATAATCAAGAATATGCATCATTACAAAAAAATCCAGCGATGCGGTCTGCTGCTTCTGTTGCAAATGAAGAAAAATTAAGTAAATCAGTGAACTCATTATGGGAAGCCATCGCGCGAGTTGATGAAGGTGGTTTATCTAATGCAATTAAAGCTGCAAAATCATTTAGTAGAGGATTGATTAATAGAACTAATCCAATCTTACCACCACAAGGTGGCAAATTTCAATCAACAACGCAACTTCAAAAAGATGCAAACAAGTTAGGCCGAGCTTTTAATAAAAATGCTGGTTCAGCCGCGACTGGTATTGCCGGTGGTACGGCTGGTATGGTAGGTAACGATAATGATGACCCTACCAATCTCCCACCAAACGATTTACAAAAACCAGCTGGGTATTATAGCGATGCGGCGGCCAATAATAGAATGGTAGGTGCAACAGCGGATGCTGCAAGAAATGCGTTAGCGAGTGGTCCAACTACTACACCGGATATTCCGGCTGAAATTAAATATCAACCACCAGGTGAAGTTCATGCTAATCCGATTCAACAACCCGCTGGTGCGGCAGGACAAACTGGACAAGCAGAACCCGTAAAAGATCCAGGTATTGAAAAAATTCAACAAGATCTAAAAAATAAAGGGTATGATATTAAAGTTGATGGTATATTAGGACCGGAAACTGAACAAATGATCGCATATGATAAGCAATTTGGCGCTGATTACGCTGCTAAACAAAATGCAGAACTATCAGCACCGGTGTCAGAAAGTGTGACATTTGGACAAGAAATCTCATTAGCAAGACTAATCCAACTATCTCGATAGTTGAAAAAAAGTTTGACAACTCGGCCACTATGATGTATAATTGTTTCATAGTTGGCTGAGTGATCGAACAAATTTTTATCAAAATCAAGACAAAATTAAGCTTGACAAGATAAATAAGAGAGTGTATAATACATACACTAATCAAGTTAACCAGGAAGGTTAACACTTAGGCAAATACAACAAGTCCAATATAGGCATTTTAAAGGGAATTAAAAATATGGCAACTTTAGCAGAAATCCGCGCAAAACTAAAACAAACTGAACGTGGTTCAGACAATTCACAAAGATCAAACTTAGATAATTCTATCTACCCATTCTGGAATCTACAAGAAGGCAAAGAATCAGTAATCAGATTTTTACCAGACGGCGATCAAAACAATACCTTTTTCTGGGTTGAACGAGCAATGATTAAATTACCATTCGCTGGAATCAAAGGTGAACAAGAAAGCAGAAACGTAACAGTGCAAGTACCATGCGTTGAAATGTATAACGATGGATCAGTGTGCCCGATCTTATCAGAAGTAAGACCTTGGTATAAAGATGATTCTTTAAAAGAACTTGCTAGTACCTACTGGAAAAAACGCTCTTATATCTTCCAAGGCTTTGTAACAGAAGATGGCCTTGGTGAATCAGACAAGCCAGAAAATCCAATCCGTAGATTAATTATTGGCCCACAGGTTTTCAATATCATTCGTTCGTCTATTATTGATCCAGAAATGGATCATTTACCAACCGACTATATAAATGGTGTGGATTTCCGTGTGAAAAAAGGTAGTAAAGGTGGGTATGCAGATTATGCAACCTCTAACTGGTCACGCCGTTCTCGTCCATTGTCAGATACTGAAATGGATAATGTTTCAAATTACAAACTGTTCAACTTGAGTGATTTTTTACCTAAAAAACCTACTGATATTGAATTACGAGTCATTAAAGAAATGTTTGAAGCATCTGTTGATGGTGAAGCATACGACCCAGAAAGATGGGGACAATACTACAAACCAGCAGGTTTAAATCAGCGAACTGGTGATTTAGCTAAACCTGCAATATCAGATGATGTTGAATATGATTCATATGTTGCACCAGTTCAACCAGTTGCTCAATCAGCACCAGTAGTTGAAGCAGCACCAGTTCAAACACAAGCTCCAGCAGGTAGCGACAACCGTGCAGCTGACATTTTGGCTATGATTCGTAGCCGTAACCAAGCTTAATAGTTCGGTCTAAGTAGGGGGGCGGATTCCCCCTACTATCTTACAATGGAGGAAGCCACGGATGGCAACAAAAGCGTTTGATTTAACAAAATTTAGAAAAACAATAACAAAGAGCATTGAGGGGTTAGGTGTTGGATTCAACGACCCAACTGATTGGGTTTCCACTGGTAACTATGCATTGAATTATCTAATTAGTTCAGATTTTCACAGAGGGATACCACTGGGTAAAGTTACGGTATTTGCCGGTGAATCTGGTGCAGGTAAATCGTATATCTGTTCAGGTAATATCATCAGACATGCACAAGAACAAGGTATCTATGTAGTATTAATCGATTCTGAAAATGCACTTGATGAAGCATGGTTACACGCACTGGGCGTTGATACTGGTGAAGATAAGTTACTTAAACTTAATATGGCAATGATTGATGACGTTGCTAAAACAATATCTGAGTTTATGAAAGAATACAAAACCATAACTGACGCTCCTAAAGTGTTGTTTGTTGTGGATTCACTTGGTATGTTATTGACACCGACTGATATTGATCAATTTGAAGCAGGTAACTTAAAAGGTGATATGGGTAGAAAACCAAAAGCATTAACTGCGTTAGTTCGTAATTGTGTTAATATGTTTGGTTCATTTAATGTTGGATTAGTTGCAACTAATCACACATATGCTAGTCAAGATATGTTTGATCCAGATGATAAAATTTCTGGTGGTCAAGGTTTTGTTTATGCTTCAAGTATTGTAGTTGCGATGAAAAAACGTAAACTAAAAGAAGATGAAGATGGTAACAAAGTTTCATCAGTGCGTGGCATTAGAGCATCGTGTAAAATAATGAAAACACGATATGCTAAACCTTTTGAAGAACTAGAAATCAGAATACCATATACAACTGGCATGAACCCATATAGCGGATTAGTTGGTATGATGGAGAATAAAACCTTGCTAGTCAAAGATGGCAATAGTTTGAGATATGATTTCACTGATGGAACTTCAATAAAACAATTCCGCAAAGCATGGGAAAAGAATGAAGATGGTTGTTTAGATAAACTAATGTTAGATTATTCAAATAGACCAAGTTCTAAAATTGTTTTCGATGCAACTCCAGAAGAGCCTGGATTTGATATTGATTATGATACCGGCGAAATAGTAGAAAATATTATTAATGATTCTAATGATAATGGAGAATAAAACAAGATGTTAAACGAATCACAAATTGGTGAAGTATGGATGCTTTTTGCTGATTACATTGAGAAAAAACAGATCGATGTAGTAGCAGAACGATATGTTGAATTATTGGCGGATTTTGGGGTACGTGATAGAGTACTCCACAATACAATTGGAACAGATGCTGTTCTTGACCAAGCAATTACTTATTATCTTGACAATGATGAAGACATTGATGAAGATGATGATTACAAGGAATTAGATTTCTAATGAATTGGTATTCTCAAGTAGTACGAGATATAACTAAACTTCCATTATGCATTGACTATTTTGAAGCAGAATTAGTCAATGCTGCGAAGGAATGCAAAATAATTGGGAACTTAGAAAAAGCAGCTGCTGCGATGCCAGGTATCGTAGAGCAACGATTTGGCCAGCTTCAGGAGATTGAAGCTATATTGGAATATCTAAATATCGAACTTCGTAGATTGAAAACATTTCATTTTAGAAAATATTTAGAATCATATAACCGAATGTTATCACAAAAAGAATGTGACAGATTTGTAGAAGGCGAATTAGAAGTAGTTGAGTTCGAAAAACTAATTAACGAGTTTGCTCTGGTTAGAAATAAGTGGCTCGGTATTTCCAAAGCGTTAGATCAAAAACAATGGCAAATTACCAATATTGTAAAATTACGGGTGGCTGGGATGGAAGATGCCACTATTTAACTTGACAAAATAACCCCAAAGGTGTATACTAGTGCACATGAATACATTAGACGAATTACTCAACCAAATAGTATACAATGCACAGCCACCATTTGATGATAGTGTACTTACAAAAGGTACCTTTAAGATATTGTGTAGTATTGGTTCACGTTTGAATACTGACACCTATATTACCGAATCCCAAGCAACCTTGGCTCACAAAATCTTTGTTGATAACAGAAATGTAATATTGGCAAGATTTCCAGAAGCGATTGAATTGTTACTTCACCCTAAATGGAAATATTCATTTAGGGTGATCCATCAAGTTAGAAATATTTTTATCGAAGATAACAAAATTATTGTAGATTTTAACTTTAACCACAGTATTAAAACTGCAATAACTGAGTTATACACCGAGTATGCAATTAAATATACTCAAGAATCTATTACTAGACATGAAACTACATTGACTGAATTTGCAGTTGTGCAAACACTGGAAAAACTGTCAATGTATCAGTTTAACATGTCAGATGATATAAAAGAGTATTACCACATAATTAAATCGTGGGATCCAACAGATGGTCTTAATACATTTAATATAGCTAACATAATAGATAACCATTTGTTGTCTACATTAGTTAATGATGTTGGGGATGATGACCTTTCATCCCTATTGGTAAAGGATAGAAGTTTACGATATCAATATAAAACTGATATTGAATTACCAAATAATACATTAAGTGAAACGATTGCATCGCGCAAGACAACAAAACTATGGATAGATTCAACGAAACATTCAATGATTGATTTAATTACATCATTGCAAGAACTTAAACGTCTACCTATACTTTTTACATTTGATACAACTTATCCTAGTATCACTTTAAAAAACTTATCCATGGTTTCAGAGGCATTGAGTGAAACCGGAATTGATGATAATGTTGGAGTATATTTCAGGATGAAAAATACTGGAGATGGTGTGACAATCAACCAACTTATATCGAATAATAAGTATAATGCAGAATGCAATGATAATACAATAATTGCAGCTATTGATAGTAGAAAACTACCAAAATTTTTACTAGAAACATCATGGAAACCGATGGCAGTAGTGGCAGTTGATCATGTGTTAAGAGCAGGAAGAACTGCAGTTTATGCAAGTTGCTGTGATTTAATTATTAATTATTATGTTGATGAACCAATAATTAGATATTAAAATAATACGATCTTCAGGATGGAGATTGATACAAACAAGGATTAGTTTATGACCGTTAGGTTAGTTATAAAAGATGAAGTTAATATAAAACTAGAAAACCTTCCACTGGATGTGCGGAAGAAATTAGTTGCTACTTTCAAATATGAAATACCATATGCAAAGCATCAACCCGCATATAAACTGGGACGATGGGACGGTATGGTTAGTTTATTTGGGTTGGGTGGTAATGGCTATTTAAGCCAACTAGAAAAGATACTTGAAATCATCGCCAATATGGGTGTTACCATCAGTGATATATCTGATTTACGCAAGCCGGTGGATTTAAACTTTGATAAAGTTACCGAATCATATTGGGCAGATTTGGGTAAAACCTGGCCAATAGGACACCCAGCAGAGGGTGAGCCTATTATGTTACGTGATTACCAAGTTGATGCAATTAATCGATTCTTGGAGAACACGCAGAGTTTACAAGAAATTGCTACTGGAGCTGGAAAATGTCAGCCCTATTCTAGTAAGGTATTGACAAATTTCGGTTGGAAAACTATGGGGGAGTTACAAGTTGGTGATTATGTCATAACACCAACCGGTAAACCAGCAAAGATACTAGATACATATGAACCTGGTATTAAGGATGTATATGAATTAACATTTAGTGATGGTAGATCTACTAGATCATGTGGTGATCATATTTGGAGAATATATAATATTGATTGGAAAAGATCAAGTACTGGTCCATATCGAAATATTTCAACTAATGAATTAATCAAATTAAAATCATCTACTAAACGTAACCTCGGTGTTCCATTAGTTACGATGGAAGATGATAATGTTGATATTATGTTACCAATGGATCCGTGGTTGCTTGGGTTTTTATTGGGTGATGGTAGTTTTAGAAATAACAAAGTTTCATTTACTTCTGCAGATCAAGAGTTAATTGATAAGGTTTCATCGAAATTGGATGTTAATTACAAGGTTAACCATATATCCAGGTATGATTATAGTATCACATTTGCAACCAATGAAATTTTGCAAGATACTAAATCCAACTACCTGAAAAACAAAGATAGAAATTCGAATGACAATATTACTGATGTTAACAGTTCATTTCACAAATATGTACACATTTTAAAAGAACTAAATTTGATGGAAACATATAGTCATTCTAAATTTATACCTGAAATTTATTTCACTGCAAGTTTAGAACAGAGATTTGAATTAATAAGAGGATTGGTTGACAGTGACGGAACCATTGATAAATCTAGTGTTACTTTCACTAGTACTAGTTTAGAATTAGCTAAAGGATTTCAACAACTTATTCGTAGTGTTGGTGGTATTGCTAACATAAAACATAAAACTAATAGAACATATATGTATAATGGAACTCGTAAATCATGTAAAGATGCCTATCTTGTTACGACTAAATTTCCGAAACCTTGGATTCTTGCTTCATTGACTCGGAAAGTTAATGCTACTAATTTTAAATATCAATATGGCAATACATTGAAACTTAATGTAACTGATATCAAGCAGGTATCTACTGAATGTGTTAAATGTATTTTAATCGATAGTCCAGATCATTTATATATTACAGATGATTATATTGTAACACATAATACTATTACAACTGCAACGTTGTCACATATCTCCGAAAAACTTGGACGCTCTATTATTATTGTTCCTAACAAAAGTTTAGTAGAACAAACCGAAGAAGATTTCATTAATTGCGGGTTAGATGTTGGAGTGTACTATGGCGATAGAAAAGACTTGTACAAAACCCATACGATTTGTACTTGGCAGAGTCTTAATATATTAGACAAAAAGAGTAAAAATCAAGAACATGATATGCTTACATTAGCTGAATTTTTAGATAATGTTTCAACCGTTATTGTTGACGAAGTTCATATGGCTAAAGCCGAGGTATTAAAAACCCTACTAACTCAAAATTTGTGTAATGCTCCAATTAGATGGGGATTAACTGGTACAGTTCCAAAATTGCCATTTGAATATGAAAGTATTTTTGCAAGTATTGGGCCAGTAATCGGTGGAATTAAAGCTAAAGATTTACAAGAAATTGGTGTATTGTCAGGGTGTCATGTTAATATCATTCAGTTATTAGATATTCAAGCATTCCGTTCATATACAGACGAATTAAAATATTTGGTAACTGATATAGAACGCATGGTATATATCAGTGAAATGATTAAAAATATTGCCCAATCTGGAAATACATTGATATTGGTCAATAGAATTGATTCTGGTAAGTTCATAACTAACTATATTGAAAATTCTGTATTCATTTCAGGTGATGTTAAATCAAAAGACAGAAAGAAAGAATACGATGAAGTTAAGACTAGTAATGAAAGTATAATCGTTGCAACGTATGGTGTAGCTGCAGTTGGTATCAATATACCACGTATATTTAATTTAGTATTACTTGAACCTGGTAAAAGTTTCACTAGAGTAATTCAATCAATTGGCCGTGGTGTTAGAAAAGCAAAAGATAAAGATTTTGTTCAAATATGGGATTTAACATCTACCTGTAAATACGCTAAAAGACATCTTACCGAACGTAAAAAATTCTATAAAGATGCAGAATACCCATTTACAATTCAAAAAGTAGATTGGAAAAAATAAGGATATTATGAACATTTTAACATTAGATAACACGTCATTTTCATTAAACAACTTGCCTGATATTGTTGATGATACTACTAGATTTGCTGTTTTAGATAACAGTAATCCATTAGATCCAGATTTCTTCTTTGTCCCATTAATATACCTGGAATCATTCAACTCACCTGCTATGGTACTTCGTATCGGAGATAATGAAATTGCAATGCCATTGGATTGGTACATTGCAGTGGGTGATGGGAATAGTTCAAGTAATATAGAAGTTTTGCCACTTACTAGTTTAAATGATCGGGGATTTGAAGCATTGGTGTTTAACCCATTAAGTTCATATAGATTAGAGTTTCAAGAAATTGAAATTGTTAACTTTTATAGTGATATTAAATGGTACTTTCCTAAAATGAAAACTGGACAATTGTTGGCATCGCCATTGAATGCCAATGAAGCACCGCCTTGTGCATATTTTGTTAAAGAAGTATCACGACAAACTGAAATAATTCATCTAGACAAACTACTATAATAGTGATATAATAATGAGTGAACGTATACCAATTAAAGAAAAAATTGAAGCAGTTGATCAAAATATACGTGATTTGTGGGATGCACTCGATGAAGAACAACAACACGCACTTAAAAATGAATTGTTTATTCTGAACCGATTTATTAGTAGTGTAAAATCTAATAATAGAGAAATCCAAGAACATTTCATAATGACTGTTAATGAATATTATAACAAAAATTGGTTTGTGTTACAAAAACATCCAAAGTTGTTGTGGTTATCATTATGTATGTGCAGCTATGATGGTAAAAAATCATTTTATCATGAGTGGATCCCACATAGCAGAACAACTACTTCTGAAAATAAAAAAGTAAAAATTTTGATGGAAATATATCCAACCAAGAAAATGTGTGATATAAATCATTTATCGAAAATTATGACGGACAATGAGTTCAAAGAACTATTGCAAGATTACGGCTGGGAAAATTCTGAAATTAAAAAACTACTAAAATAATGTCTACTAAACCATTTATTTGTCCATATTGTAACCACGGCTATTCTAGGGAAAGTACCCTAGTAACACATGTCTGTGAACAAAAACGAAGAGCATTGGCACAACATGACAAACATGTTATTATTGCATATGATGCTTTTCAACGGTTTTACAGACGAACAATGAAGGCAGAACGAACCTACGAAGAGTTCGCAAAAAGCCCATATTATAATGCATTTGTAAAATTTGGAAGTTTCGTACACAATGTCAATCCATTGTACCCATCTAACTTTATCGATTATGTAATCAATAGCGGTATTAAACTAGATGATTGGGCTAAGGATTCGGTGTACGATAAATACGTGGTTGATTTACTAAAGACAGAAACCGTAGAAACCGCATTAACCAGAAGCATTAACCATATGATATCATGGTCAGAAAAATCAAAAGAAGATTGGACCGAATATTTTCATAAAGTAAGTATACCAAGATTTACTTATGATGTGAAAGATGGTAAAATTAGTCCGTGGATTTTATTAAATGCACCATCTGGTAAAGCATTACTCAATAAACTAAATGATGAACAATTCACAATGATTGCCACTGCAATAAACCCAGAATTCTGGATATACAAATTTAACCACTTACCCGCTGATCTAGAATTAGCTAGACAAGTAATTAAGGAATCAAAACTATGAGTAACCCATTGCTACCTTTAGACATCACATTATATGTTACTGAAACTGACAATAGTGTTTATATAAAACTATCTGGATTTGAAACACCCGATGACGCTGATGAATATGCTGAACACTTGGCAGAATATTTGCCATTGATGCTTTTTGAATCAGATGTTATACACTAATGGATATTGATATCGACTTTTTAGACAGGAAGTCTGCATTGTCTAAGTTTAAACATATTACTGCAACAAGAAAAACTGACACTGGTTTTGTGCCACATAATACCGGTGTCTATTTTCAGAATATCCCACATAATCCAGTTGATAATAGTTCAACTATTGATTATAAAGAAGCTGAAAAACGAGGATATTTCAAGATTGATTTCTTGAATGTCAATGTATATAATGGCGTTAAAGATAACGATCATTTAATTTCTTTGATGGAGACCGAACCACTATGGCAACTTTTGCAAGAAGAAGAGTTTGTAAATCTATTATTTCATTTGAACGGACACGTAGATATTCTGAGGAAGACCTTGCCGACTTCAGTGGAACAATTAGCTGCCGTCCTAGCAATGATCAGACCGGCGAAACGTTATCTGATTGGGAAAGACTGGATGACGATAATGACCGAAGTGTGGGAAAAACCTGATAACAATGAGTACTATTTTAAACATGCCCATGCGATAAGTTATGCAATGGCAGTTATAGTCCAAATGAATCTTATTTGCGAATCACTTAGATCCACGGACTAATGTTATCGATTTACGTTTTACCCGTTTAATACTCAGCTCCATTAAGTTTACTACTGGACCTAGTATCACTCGGGTATCTTTACTATTAAATGTTTTTATTGCATACTGGAATGGAACTAGTTGATCTTTACAAAATATGGATATGGGGAATTGACGATTAGATTCCCACCACCACACTTCTCCTATTTCTAAGAATTCTTCTTTTTCTTGGCTAGTCTTAATAGCATTCAAATCGTAAAAACTAGTTACGTTCTGATCTTGATTTATTATAATTCCAATGTACTCATTACCACCATACGTGAGTACACTGATAAATGGCATATTATGCTCGATATTGTCTCTTAATGTAGTCATTTGTTCCAATCTTAATGTATCGATTATTTATCATACCATTTACGATAAATATATTATTAATAAGGATTTTGCCAGATGCAAAAAATTATAAGTTATTTATACCCAAATAGAATAGAATTACTAGCTGACCTGGCAGGTTTCAATGTGGAGTATACCAACGTGTATCAAAGAAATGTTAAAATATATAGCGGTATAGATAATACCTTAGAATTCGATATAAAAAATGCTGACCAAAAAAGAATTGATCTAACAACTTATGATTCAATATCTTTAAATATAATGGATGCCAGCGGTAATCCAGTAGGAAACACTCCATATGATGTTACGCCAACCTTACTAAAAGGTATCGCAACCGTAACTATTCCTGCAGATGATTTGATCGGGTTAGATAAACAAACCTTCAAATATAGTGTTACCGCACTTGATGGAACAACACAAATAATTCTTTATGCCGATAGTCATTTTACCGCATTGGGAAAACTAGAACTCATTGGATCAGCGATTCCTAGTACTAAACCTACACGAACATTTAATAGCTTTACTGGTGAAATCGATCTAAATGGCAATGTAATCAGCCATAGTAGTGCAATACCAGCGAAATTCTATGAAGCAGTTGCGGATAGCGAATTATCATTTATAACTAATTGTACTGGATTTGTTGGAACAATCTACTTGGAAGCAACGACTGATACCACAATCTCAGTTGAATCATTTAGAAATTCACCAAAATTACAAACCTGGACAAGTAGTGTTGCTTATACCGGTAATGTTACATTCAGCAATGTATCAATTAATGATTATTGCTATTTCAGAATATGTTGGCAATATCCACCACACTCTATTTTATATGGTTCACAAGCACCATATAACATTCAAGTGGAAACTCAATATGGTACCGTAAATAACATAACCGTATCTTGACATATATTACTTGATATAGTATAATGACAGTATGATAATAGAAACAGTAACATCATATTGGACAGCAGGACGCAAAACCAAGCACACACCATCAGGATGGATCACAGGCAACGCGGTATGTTGCCACCATCGTGGACATAGACCAGATAACGGACAACGTGCTGGACTCGTAATTAACAACGGTGATGCAGTTTCATACCATTGCTTCAATTGCAAATTCAAAGCAAGTTGGCAACCCGGTAGAAAACTAAGTAAGGATATGCGTCTGCTGATGCAATGGTTGGGCATACCAGATGATGTAATAATGAAAATGAGTTTTGAATCGTTGAAACTCCTTAATGAAATAACAGATTCACCTGCTAGATCATTAATTCCAACCTTTATATATAAACCATTACCAGATAATGCTCAACCCATTATCAACTACCTGGATAACCCTCCAGATAAATTAATACCAGTACTAGAGTATCTTAATAAAAGAAATCTCTACCTTGAAGATTATGACTTCCATTGGACACCCAAAAAAGGATATGATAATAGATTAATTATACCATTCTACTATCATCAAAAATTAGTAGGATATACAGCTAGAGCAGTGGATGATAAAAACCCACGCTACTTGTCAGAACAACAACCTGGTTATGTTTTTAACCTAGATCGACAAGATTACGAAAGAGAATTTGTAATAGTATGTGAAGGACCAATCGATGCAATAAGTATCGATGGCTGCTCAATATTAGGATCTAATATCAAAGATAGTCAAAATTGGATGCTTCAACAATTGGGTAAAGAAATCATCTTAGTACCAGATCGTGACCACGAGGGTCCAGAAACAGTTAAACAAGCAATAGAATACGGGTGGTCAGTGTCATTCCCTGAATGGCCGAATGATCCATCCTGGGATAAACCAATAAAAGATGTAAACGATGCAGTAGTTAAATTAGGACGATTAGCTACACTTTGGTTAATCCTTGCAGCAAAACAATCTTACGCTCTAAAAATACAATTAAAAGCGAAACAGTGGTTTAAATAAAACAAATTTTTCATGAGGGAATATGAAACAAAATACACAATATGGATTTGAAATACAAAAGCTGTACTTGGAAATGATGCTAGCAGATGCATCAACCTATGTAAGATGCCAGTCAATATTCGACTTCTCCTTATTCGATAGACGATTACAACTTCCAGCCGAATTTATCTACACATATGTAGAAATGTACGGCACACTGCCAACTTATGAAATTATAAATGCATCAACTAATGCATCTTTCAAACAACCAGATAACCTTAAAGAACAAAACTTCGACTGGTTACTAGATGAATTTGAAACCTTTATCCGTCATAAAGGACTGGAACGTGCAATCAATGAATCGGCAGATATGCTGGAAAATGGCGAATATGGATCAGTTGAAGACAAAATTAAAAAAGCTGTTCAAATCGGCCTACAAAAAGATTTAGGCACCGATTACTTCAAAGACCCAAAAGCTAGATTACTAAAAATCAAAGATAAAAATGGTCAAGTATCAACCGGCTGGCGCGATGTTGATGAGAAACTTTTCGGCGGTATGAATCGCGGTGAACTTAATATATTCGCCGGTGGATCAGGTGCTGGTAAATCATTGTTCCTTGCTAACCTGGGTGTAAACTGGGCATTAGCAGGACTTAATGTGGTCTACCTAACATTCGAATTATCAGAAGAATTGGTGTCAATGCGTATCGATTCAATGATGACCAGCACCGCTACCAAAGATGTCTTTAGAAACTTAGATGACGTAGAAATGAAAGTTAAAATGATCAGCAAAAAAGCAGGATCATTACAAGTCAAATATATGCCATCAGGTAAGAATGCTAATGATGTTAGAGCATTCCTTAAAGAATATGAAATAAAATACGAAAGAAAAGTTGATGTACTACTAGTAGATTACCTCGACCTTCTAATGCCAATGAGTAAAAAAATCTCACCAGCAGATCTGTTCATCAAAGACAAATACGTCTCAGAAGAACTTAGAAACTTGGCAGTTGAAAAAAATTGTATCTTTGTTACTGCATCACAGCTTAATAGATCAGCAGTAGAAGAAGTTGAATTCGATCATAGCCATATATCAGGCGGTATCTCTAAAATCAATACCGCTGATAACCTATTCGGTATATTTACCAGTAGAGCAATGCGTGAACGCGGTAGATACCAAATACAACTAATGAAAACACGGTCAAGCTCAGGTGTAGGACAAAAAATTGACCTGTTCTTCGATATCGATACTTTAAGAATCACAGACCTAGATGAAGAACCTAGTACCACTTCTCAATCTATGGGATCTACGTTCCTTAATAATATTAAACAACGTAATACCATCGAAGAACCAGATCAAGGTCAACCCGCTCCTAAAATTAGAGCAGAAGTACAAAGCTCTAAATTAAGAGACCTTATTAATAATATTCCAAATGCTTAATGATTTTCCATATCATGTCAATCTGAATATTACCCTCGATGTCAACAATGCACTAGTTTGGTTCGCCGAACTACGCAAAGTTGAAATCTGGATAGAAAACAATATAGGTCCCCATAGAACATGCTGGACCTATATCCCATCTACCGATCTCATTATAGGTTTCGCCAACGAAGAACATAAAACTTATTTTCTTTTAGCTTATCATAAATAATATTATGAAAATACATGAACTTTTAGAAAATATCGATAGAAAAAAAATGCATTACAAAGATGTTACTAAACGTGTGCCTGAACTAACTGCAGCCGCCCAAAAAATACAATCAGGCGAAATGTCCTGGCAGGAATATCAAGAGTTAGTAAATAAACATAAACCAGTAGAACCATATGCCTTTATTCCAAAACCAGCCTCAACCGCCGCAATGCAACGAGGTTTAGATATAAAGAAAATAGAAAAAATTAATCAACCAGTTGAAGATGGAACCCCAGTCCTATTACGATTAGATATCCCAGCTTATAAGGATCATGGCGTGTGGGTTCCTACCGTACATAATTCCAATGGAAAAACCATTAGACACGGAAGTACATCTATTATCAATAACATCACTATTAAACTTCCAACAAACGCCGCACTTAATATAGCAACCGGTAAAAAAAACAAAAGTCCCATCGCTACCCTTGCAGGTAATTGGGAAAATGCTACACCTAAAGACGCTTATAGAATGGCTAATCACGCCCTGAAAGATCCATCATGGATACAAGTAGGCATGGACCCAGAAAGACATTCATATTTCTACGATAGAAAAACTCAACAACCCGTTATAGGGGGGGATAGAGTAATTCAAGTAGGAGGAGTGGTATTACTTAAAAATCCTAAATATGATGACCCTAAACACTATCCATACGAAGAATCACTTCAAGAATCACTGAAATCAGTTGATCAAGATATCATTAAACTATTCTCATAAATACTAACATGAAAATAAACGAACTTATCACTGAACAACAACTTGACGAACTACAATTCTGTACAACAGGACCAGGTGGCTATAAATGCTCACCATGCAAAGACGATTGCTCAGGACATACTGCCGGTTACCAATATACTAAACATAACCGTTACACTCAACCTAGCTTCTCTAACTCAGAACCAGGTAATACTGACGCAAGCTTCTATAAAGGATCAGTATACGGCGCTTACCAAAACGATAAACAAATTAATCCCAATGCCCCTCACTATCGTTACGATAAACGCGACAAAACTGCTACCAATAAAGCAGGTAAATTTACAAAATACTACGGCCCAAGCAGAATTCAAGGCTATAGCAATAAAAATATTAAATACGGCACAACCGCACCAACTACAAATACTACTACACCTCCTCAACCATAGAGGTGTTCATGTTATGAAAATCTACGAAATTATCAACGAAGCAATTAACTATACACAATACCAACCACAACTCCAAGCAATTGTGGAACAAACCATAGTCAACTCACTCCCAAAAACACTGACTATATCCAAAGTAAACCAAGAAACCTCTAAATCATTCGATGACTACTCTAAAAAAGTTATTAAAAACCAAAAATCAAAATTTTCTAAATCAATCGCAAATAACCTAACTAAAGAACTAAATAAATTTCTTAAATCAAATGACGAATGGAAAGATGTTACCGTAGAATTCAAATCACTAAACTCATTGACTACCAATGGACACTGCGCCGGTACTACCATTACTATCAATACCGATACTTCAACCGATTACTTCGCATACAAAATCCTTTCAACCGTCACCCTTAACGCTAAACATATCCATACCACCCCAGAACTAATCAATGCCCCATGGTCACTAATAACTAATATAACCTACTCAACAATAAAAAATAATACAAAAGATTATGTCATCCCAAATATTAATAACATATTATCAGATATGATCGGTACCTTTACTCATGAATTAGTCCACGCTAAACAAACAATCAACCAATGGAACTTAAATAAAGGCCCAAATATAGAATACCGTAGCTATATGGATAACTCAAAAGATGAATTCAAAAACCTGATTAGAAAACGCTATAATACAGGTCTATCCCCAACCGAACATAAAAGATTATTGCAACTATACAAATCTAGCCCTCAAGAAATCCCAGCTATCGCACATTCTATCGCAGTAGATATCATTAATAAATTTAATATATCTAACTTAAATCACCATGATAAAATTCAACAATCTCAAAAAATGATTCAATCAATTCCTTTCATGGTTAACCAGTTTCTAAATAATAACATCCCTAATGACCATAAACTATATAAATCAGTCTATAACAAATACCTGAAACTAGTCTATACAGAAATCAAAAACTATATTAACAAATTTCAAAATTCTTGAAAGAAATTTTTTCGCCGCCAAAAATTTTATAAGGTACTTACACTTTTTCAGCACTTTGTTTTTAACCAAAATTTTTGGAAATTTTGAGAAAAAAATGACCCGCGCAAAAAAATATAATAAGGTACTTAAACTTTCATCGACCTGTTTTTCAACATATAGGGGTCTAAAATAGAAAATAAAATAGAAAATAAAATAGAAAATAAAATCAAGAAGTTTTTTCACGCAAACCATTTGCGAATGAGAATCATTCTCATTTACACCCCCACCCCCTATCATATTTTTATTTTTTTGTCAAGAAAAAAATATATTAAAAATATATTATTTTATTACGCGATAACATAATAATATATTTTTATTATGTATATTACCCCCACCCCCCTCGATATAATCAGAACATATTAGTTTATTCTGATTATATCGTGGTTGGACATACTATTATGTCAACGTCTAGTATATTGGGCGGTAGCTATTACAAATAGCGCCCACATAATACCCAATAAACTAAACAATATAAAGAATACTATTTGGCCGATATATTGCCAAGTTTCTATGGACATATTAAATATGCCCACCAATATAATACTGCCAATAAACAATATAGTTTTCATACATCCACCCCCTAACATATTAGTTTAATATAATGCTCACATAATAATATGTGAGCATTATGTTTAGATTATTACCAAACTACCAACTCATCGCCTACGGCTCGAATCGATAGGATATTAGCCAACTTGTACACCCTACACGCTACCGGCTCATCAGACGCGCCTAGCGTTGATTTGGCTTCGCTGGCGGTTTGGTAGCTTGCCACCGTTTGGCGGTCTACCTGTACACCGTCCATCACATAGATTGATGAGCCGCTATCAGGTAAAGCATAAAGATATTTTTCAGTTGGGTTTGAACGCTTTTGAACCAAGCTAAAAACACCGTTATAGTGTTCGTGCCACGCTTGTTTTAACTCGTGGTCATCATGTCCAGCTTTGGCCATTTTGTTTAAATATGGGTTGGTGTCTTTATTCATTCCGTTATAAAGTGCCGCGCCTACTGCCGACACTTTGATAATTGATACACCAGCTTTTTTGTGTGCGGCGGCTAATGGTACATCAGTCACCGAACAAAATGATGCTCTGGTGTTGCCTTTGACATTAGCAACAAGGTTTATAATATCGTTTTCTGTAATCGGTGCGGATGCGTTATCACGCAAAGCAATCATGTTTAAAGCAGTAGCCAAAGTTAATTCGATTTTTTTCATTTTAATGCTCCGTAAAGTGAATTGGTGAGCCGATATTATAATCGGCTATTGTTTTTTGTGTCAAGCTTTTTTTTCGTGTCCGTGTCCAGATTGTTAAAGAGCGACTGCCGAAGCAGGCCTTGAATTATACAGCAATCAAAAACCCTGTCAATCTTTTTTTCAGACAAAGTAAATCATGAGCTGGTTATCAAAAAACCGCCCACAATCGCATTTAAGCCGCGAAAATAAAAAAGCCTAGTGAATGTATCACTCAAACGAAAAAACCGCTCAAATCGGCTCAGATTGGCTTAAACTTGTTAGTGCTGGTGTGATTAGCACCAGCACCAGCACCAGCACCAGCACCAGCACCAGCACCAGCACCAGCACCAGCACCAGCACCAGCACCAGCACCAGCACCAGCACCAGCACCAGCACCAGCGACAAAAAATGACGTTCGAGAATGATAATCATTCTCAATCGCGTGGAACATCGCACCTGCAAATGATAATGATTATCAAGTACAGATGCGATTGATTATCGTTTAATCCAGATTTTGATCTGGATGAGCATCGATCCCGTTATCCTGTAAAACCTTGGCATAGGCAATCGCCCCCGCGTACAATGTATCCACGTTCTGAACCATCATCCGCGCGGGATTATGCAAGGTTAATGCCTTGCTTGAATAAGATTTGTAAAATCCCAGCGCAAGCAATTGTTTGCCTAATTTGGTGCTACCTTTCACACCGTAAACATTGACACGGGCGAACCCGCATGGTAGGTGATCTTTGCCGCCTAGCTCTTGATTGAAATAATTAAGCGCGGCAGATTTGGCGGCTTCTGTTGCTTGGGCGTGGATAGTGTCAAATTTGGTCATGGTTTTTTGCTCCGTAAAAAATAAAAATAAATCAGGTGAAGGCATATAGTACATCATGCCGCGCATGGTGTCAAGCGGTGCGTGGATATTAGTGTATGCTAATATCCACAGCTAGCATTTAGTCCAATGCTTCCAGCCTATTTAATTCGGCTATTGCATCCGCTTCATTATCGAAGCTGGCTACCACGGTGTCCATGTAAACCGTGGTAGAATGTTCGCTCACCGCGCGATACGAATAACGGCCTTCCCATAACACTACATCATAATAATACTTTGGCATAAAAAACTCCGTGATAAAAAAAGTAAAGTGGTAGAGCCGCTTATTATAGCGGCTCTGGTGCGATTGTCAAGCAATTAAATCATCAAGGTATTCGTAGCGAACTGGTTTACCGTCTAACAAGTTACCAGCATAATCGAATGCCTTCCACTTGTTTTTAGTTTTCATTGTTTCGTCATATCGTATGTCTACGCATAACTCAGCCAATTTAAAATCCAGAATATCCTGACCAAAGCCATAGGTGCGGTCATAAGAAGCCATCATTTTAGGCGTTGAATGCTTCCATGTCTTCACGTTATCTGGATTGCCGAAGGCTTCCACGCTAACAAGGCGCTTGCCTGATGCTGGCAATTGTGGCTCGATTTGTGCCTGTTCGCCGTTGGTTACGTTTAAGTAACAATAGCACACTTCACGACCTTTGTTATCAGTCCATGATTTGCCAGCACTGCCGTATAATTCCAATGCTGGCAATGCTGATGTTAAAACTTTGATTTTTAGAGTTTCCCGTGCTGGCTCACGGTAATCATCGTCTTCAGGAAGGTATTGACCACCTAAGTATGTTTGTTCGCCCCACATATAACCATCATGAGGTGCGTGGTAACGACCGTCTTTATCTCGCACAGGCGCACCGTGTTTTTCAACGTGTTTTTCGTGACGTGCTTCCATAGCCGCGCGGTTTTCGGCAATGATTGAAATAATAGTTGCGATAGTGATATTAGACATAACTGCTCCGTGGTAATGAGTGACTGAAAGAGCTGATAGTATAATCGAACCATCAGCTCATGTCAATGGGTCTATGCAAAAAAGTTATCGACAGCGTTATCGATTTTATCTTGCTCGCGGCTGGTGATTTTACGTTCAAGCCAAGCCGCTGGATAACCTTTTCTATCCAGAATTTCACCATTCCATTCAGAATAGCCCCCAGCATCCCAGTCATTCGATGCACCACGACCGCTGGCATCCTGACGATAATAATCAGACACACCGATCAGGCACGGGATACCCGCGATCGCGTGTTCAATGGTATGTGAAAAATAAGGCTTTGCCATGATAATGCTCCGTTGAGTTACTGAAAGAGCTGATAGTATAATCGAACTATCAGCTCATGTCAAACTATTTTATCGCTTCCACAATACGATTATAAACATCGGCTTTTGACTTGTAATAATCAAAATTGTCATCGCCTTCACGGAAGTTTAACCATTGGTTTTGGCGATGGTTGGCCAAAATATCGCGCTTTAAGTCATGAGTTTTAAACTGCTCAATAAAGCCATACAGGTTATGATAGGCGATAAAACCACTGGCAAGATATAAAAACCCATAGCCAGTACGGTTAAGCTTGGTGATGTCTGCGACAGCCTTCACCACGTTGTTCACGATCAAGGTTTTTTGGCGTTCGGTGAGTGGTACTAATGCCATGATTTGCTCCAGTTGGCGTTGAAAAGATGGCTAGTATATCATAACACCAGCCACCGTCAAGTTTTATTTACATCGACCAATCGATATTGGCTAAGTCACCAGTTACGACATTACCACGCTGGAAGTTCTTAGCTGGTGCGTTCCATGATGCGGCTTTTAGCACGTCACCGGCTTTAAATTTGCCATTATCGGCTTTTACGATGAAACTGTGAACCGATCCTTCCTTAATGACTTTGATGTATGATTTGCCATCGGTGGTACGCAAATCATCACGGAATTTTTGAACTCGGTTATCGTCAGGATTAAATCCCATGCGATCATGGAACTCAGCGTATTTGTTGCCGATATGGGTTAAATAATCTTGAATGTTTTGTTCTGATACTAACATGGTAATTGCTCCGTGGTAATGAGTGACTGAAAGAGCTGATAGTATAATCGAACCATCAGCCCCTGTCAATACTTAATGTTTATGATCGTCCCAACAACCAAAACCATTGATATACACAAAGCCGCCGCCTTCGGCTTTTGCAGTTGTGGCATTAGGTCTTGGCATTGTATTAGATATTTTTTGCACCTGTCTGGAAGCATAGGCACGATATTGGCCTGTGCGGTGTTCCTGCTCTTTAGCTTTACAGGTTTTTGAACAAAACTTCCCCCAGCCTCGCTTGCGATCAGCTATTCGGGCTTGGAAGTCAACATTGCATCGTTTGCACTTTACCCAAACGTGCCCAGTTTTTGCGATTAACTCAGCCATGTGATCTGCTCCGTGTGTGTAAGTGCTACATTATACAGCTAGCAATGCTTCGCTGTCAAGCACATACTTGCCATAATCCATGTTTTTTCTCACTAAAATAGTTGATCGCCAATCACCATAGACCTCGATCATGTCTAGTAATCGTACACGGTATTCAACATCACCACCATAACAAACCCGTGATGATTCAATGATGCCATTATATTGAATGCCATGATATTCGCCTTTGATGTGAGTGCCTGTCAAATTCCAAACTGCCATTGCCTTGCTCCGCTATGTTATGATGGTGTAATTATATCGCTAATCAATACTGTTTGTCAAGCTGGTTCGATGCTCCAGATATAACTTGGTGGATATGAACGGCACATATTAGCCAAATAATCATAAGTGCCGAACATCTCACGGGAACGATTTTGATAACCATCCCATACTTTTACAATCCACCATGCTGGCATTCTACTCTCCGGTAAATGAATAAACAAGTTTGAATGTCATCTTATCAAAAAAACTGCTTTTTTGCAATCCGTTTTTTACTGGGTTTTTACGATATAATTCCCAACATTCTGCCACGATTACACCGTGACCTTGTGAAATTACTTTGATGTTAGCACTACGCACACCAAAATTTCGCATGGTGTCACCGAATGATTTCATTGCACCACGGCTGAAAAATCTTGATGCTGGGTTTGCTACTTCGACATTGCGCTTTAATTCTGATGGTGTCATGATTTGCTCCGTGTTAAGATGGGGCTATTATTACATAGCCCCAGAATGATGTCAAGCAGTTAATTTATACGGTTTATTCCATCGACCAATGTTGATGTTAATGTAAAAACCAACATCAAAATAATCTGTCATTACATCAGAGCGATCATAATTGTCTTGATTCATTATGGCAAGCAATTTTAATAAAAACTCTTTTGATGTACCTGTAAACCGTTCGGCAATGTTGTATTGACTGACTTGAATATAGCCATCACCCGTGGTATAACTGCTTTCACCAACAAAGTCAACAACACCGCTATTGATATTGGCAACAAAGGTTGAACAATTTTTAACACCCAATGATACCTTTACACCGTACTCTTTAGCTAATTGGTTAATTGCTGGCGCTTTTGCTTCTTTATTTGCTTGTGTGAAATGTCCCATGATTTGCTCCAGAGTTCGTTGAATGAGCCACTATATTAACGGCTCTTAATCAAATTGTCAAACTATTTTTTCCAAAGTAGTTTGATTTGCCATTTTTCTAAAACTGGATCACCATTATCATCTTGATCGACAACCACATAAGCAACAGTTTTTGAAATTTTTGCATATCTGGTTTCCCCTAGTGGGCCGACTGCTACACGATATGGAAAGCCAAAGGTATGACCCCAGCTCTCCGGTTCGGCTAGTTTGAATTCAAAAAACTGTTTGAATTCATTCTCTTGAAATTCACCAACAACACCAGTTTTATCTTGATACATTCCCATGATTTGCTCCATCAATTTGTTAAGATGGTGTTATTATCGCACCATCCTAAACTATTGTCAAACTTTATTTTGCTTTAGCTGCTGCTTTTTTTAGCGGACAATCAGCTAATGAGTCAAAATGGCAACTGATAGTAGACCAGCGAATAAAATTGTTTTGGTCAATGTATCCGGTTAAACCATCCAGTTTAAATTTTTTCATTTGACTTGCTCCGGTGTTGTTTGAATGAGCCACTATAATAGCGACTCATGTTAAACCTGTCAAATCTTTTTTAACTGTTTAGCCACTCATCGAAAGGTAAAACATACCATCCTAATGCCTCGGCTTGTGCCACATAAATCAAATAACGGTCATACATTGTTTTTGCTCCGGTTTGTTAAGATGGTTTATTATCGCAGTAGGGCAGGGCAGTGTCAATAACATTTTATACGTTTCCAATTTGGAAAATACCATCCCGTTGGTTCATCAATGTCACCGCTATATTCTTCGGATAATTCCAATTCATTATCTAAACTGGGTGTGAAAGTAACGAACTCAGCATCATTATCAGCTGTAATTTCTTCTATTTTGAAACAACATCCAAAGGATGAAATCTTTTTCAATTGAACTGCATTTGGATCAACAAATTGATCAATGCCTACCATTATATCCATCATATTACGACCGGTTACCATGCCATGATGTGAAATGGTGTTGTCTTCTTGAACTATTCTAAATGCATATAACATAACTTGCTCCTGTGAAATGATGGTGTTATTATACACCACTACAATAATTATTCAAGTATTTTGTTAATGGTCACAACTTCGCCAACTCGATCAAATAACTTATGTGCGAAATCTGGTATAATCCCCATATCTGATAGCGTTCTGGCGCATTCTGGGCCATATAAATAACGCTTGGCTTCTATACCAGTAAAATATAAATTCATGGCTTTATTGCGCTTTACATCCTGTAATGACTCGTAATTGTCATGCTTGTCAATCAATGCTACATCATCAATCGCTTGGATTATCACAGCTAATACTAGACGCTTATGTGGTGTCTTGTCTTCTACTTGTTGCCATAATACTGCACCGATATTATCAGCGGTGATGGTGTGTGCTTTGGTTTGGTTTGTCATATTATATCCTTATGTTGGCGCTGTGCATATTAACACAGCTAGCATTGTTGCCTAAAAGTGATCGTCATCTCCATAGATCAGATCATTGATTCCATTATAAATGTGCAGTACAATACCAATGGCATCAGCAATGAAATGTGCAAAGATCAATGCCATTATCAGATATGCAACCAAGGTCACTTCAAATGGTGGTTTAGTTGTATATTGTACAGGTGCAATTACTTCGATGTGTTTCTTAATACTAAACGGTGGTTTGGTATTCTTTGGGTTGGTGTATAGATCATCGTATTTCATTTGAACACCGGCATGAATAAGATCAAACCAATACCAACCATGATTAACCAAATTGGCTCATGTGTAGTATTAAAAAATGATATACCTGATAACAATAGCAACAATCCAAAGAAAACCGATGCAACTGCAACTATCCATAACAGGACAACTACCGCGATGATAAAAAATAAGATGCCTAACATAATGTACCTATTTGATTTGAGCCATCATTATAATGGCTCTTGATGTAATTGTCAACTATTCTTCCATGTTCTCGGTAATGGCGAATTCTTCATCGATATAGTCTGGGATGTTAGCTTTAGCTGATTCTAGGTCATCCCATTCATAATCAGTGTATGAGCCATCACAATACTCACCACAATAGCAATTGCCACCTTCATAATAAAAGGCATCGACACCAAAGCCAAGCTCAACCATTTGATTATAGAATTCAATTGGTGGTGTATTAGCGGTATTAAATCCGACTTTGACATGACCTACACCGCCATCATATAACGTGAAGCAATCAGCATCCCACTTTGTACCCCAATTTGCTTTGCAAAAGTAATACGAATTAGAATATCCAAATTTCTTTACATTACGGGTTTCAATACGATTAAAACGTCTAAATCTGCGTTTATCACCCAGTCTGATAATGTTCTTACACAATGATTTAGGCACTGGTACGAACTCATTAAATAGCTTTCCTGAATTACCAGCTTCCACCAATCTGTTTAATTGTGTAGCATCTTGGTGGGTGAATGTTACTGTGTTTTGACACCAATTTGGCATATCGTTTGCTCCGAATGTTTGAAAAGAGCCATCATTATAATGGCTCATTAATGATTTGTCAACTAATCTAGTTCTTCTAAATCAATATCAACAGTTTCAGTTGATGATACTGTTAAGTAAGGTCTGCTGGATGGGTTTTTTAAGTATTCTTCAACTTCCAATGCCGCAGCTAATGCACTTTCAGCATCAACGTCAATGGTATAAGTTACTTTGTAAGATGTCATGGTTTGCTCCGTTGTGTTAAGATGGGGTTATTATTACATAACCCCGTATTGATGTCAATTAAAAATCGAAAGCATCGTTATAAGCTCGTTCGATTTCTTCATCGGATTTATCACGGTACAAATCCTGAATAACTGATAATAAATAACCACTATCATTTAAACAAGTATCGAATGTATCGTTGATAACTGCATCACGTTTTTGTTCAATTGTTGGTGTCATGGTTTGCTCCGTTGTGTTAAGATGGGGTTATTATTACATAACCCCGAATTGGTGTCAACTACTTAATGTTTATTTGTTCAAGTCTGTATAACTCAACTTCTGGGTCATACAAATCAATCTCATCATAGGTTTCACAATATTGTTCACCACTGTCTTCATCAGTGTAGTAAAATTCGGTTTCATCGCAAAGGTCTACTCGATAAAATTCACCGCCAATCGATAGGAACGATGCCGATTGTAATAAACGTCTTTTTTGTTCTGGTGTCATATCATCCATTTGGTAACTCCGCTGTGTTAAGATGGGGCTATTATTACATAGCCCTGATGTTTATGTCAAATCATTTCGTCAGTAAAATTGATACAACCAAAATCAATTTCACCATAAAATTCTGGATCAGTGTGTAATTTGTCATTCAAATAGTTCAAGGTATCATCGACATCCATTGCGGTATCAACTGGTACATAAACTGTTAATTTCACTTCTACTGCTCTAAATTTTGCCATTATTCTGCTCCAAGTTTAAAAAGTGTGATAGGATGAGATGTTTGAGTTTCACCGTCTATTACTGGGTATGCAATGGCAGTTGTGGAATTGACTATGTTAATGTCAATGTTATCATTGAATGAATGCCACCAATCATCAATCCCTTTGTCAGCCATTGCTACATCAACCGCGACTGCAATCAATTCAGGTTTGCGAGTTTCGATTTCCTTTAAGATTGTTTGAACACCAACTACACAATGATTGTCTTTAACCCATTGTGGAACTAGGTCTTCAAAACCTGCAATATCATCAGTAGTTAAAATGTCACCCGCTTTGATGTTATCAACATCAATCAACAAGGTATTAACATCAGCGTCATTGATAATATCGGCCATACCATTGGTTACTACTACTAATACTCGATTACTCATTTGTTTGCTCCATCGTGTTAAGATAGGGCTATTATTACATAACCCAGTATTGGTGTCAAGTGATTAGAAACTACAAGCTAATGAAATTAAACGTCCATAACGATTATGGAATTCCGTAAATGTACCGTCATGGTTGATTAAACTAATATCGCAATTAACTTTTTCTCTAGCCAGTAAATACTTTAGAATGGCAATGATAAAGACTGGTTCTGTAAACGCTGGTGGTATATGGTTGAGTAGTGTTAGCCATTGTTCATTAGTCCAAGGACTATTGTTAAATTCAGGTGGTCTATATTGATTGAATGATTCACCAGAACGTAAGATTTCACGGGTTTCTAGTACCAACTCATTTGAACCATTAAACCGTCCATCACTAACATAACAATTGTTTGGGTCTTGATAGGTTAGTGGGTTTGTGAAGTTATCCATCATGTATGACATCAATCTATTCATTGCATAACTACAATCTTGGATGTTGTCTTTAACATCAATACAGGCTTGCATAAGTGTTAGTGATTGGGTAAATTTGTTCATTGTTTGCTCCTTGATTTAGGGCTATTATTACATAGCCCTGATGTTTATGTCAAGCTGTTTGTTTTGCTTTTTCTACTACCCATTCACCATTTTCATCATAAGTGATGACTAATGGTTTTTCTACCATTGATGGGTAAACAGTTGGAAACATTGTGAACAGTGATGATACCGCGCGAACATCCCAGTTATCGATAATATCGAAACAGGCTTCTTTAGCGTATTTTTTCTTTTTGTAGTAGTCCAATGGTTTTCTATCTAGGAATAATCTGATAGCATGGATTGAAATATCGAATCCATTATTATCGAATTCATGGTTGATATGTTGTTTGATTTTATCTTTAATTGTTTCGTATTTCATGATCTGCTCCGTGTTAAGATGGGGCTATTATACAATAAACCCAAACTGGTGTCAACTAATCAATCATTAAATAGGGTGTGCCGACTTCTAATGTGTCAGATTCATCTGAGTATACAAGATCACCCCATACACCCGCAAACTCTCCAGCATCAATTAAAAGAACAGTCACAGGTTTTTCTAGGTCTTCTGGTGACATTTGGTTAAGTTTGTTTAGTAAGTCTTTATAAATCATTTGTACGCTCCAGTTACTTTGTCATAGATCTCTTGATAGACTGCACCTTGGTAGTCACCGTCATCGAAGTCTAGTGTAGCACATCTTTCAAGGTATTGCAACTTGGTTTCACTAGACTTTCTTGCGTAAATATCTTTATAAAGATCATAGGCATCTGGCTGTCTTAATACTAATACAATATAATCCTGTAACATTATTTTTGCTCCATCACTCGATTGATATAATTATTGGCTTGTTCAATGGTCTTGAACTGTTTGACGTATTGTGTAACCCAGTAGGCTTCCTGTCTAATGCTATCGAACTTAAACATTTTAACGATAACAGTAGGTTTATCTGCTGGTGTTAAACGTGCATTTAATGTACCTAATGCTGGTTGTTGGTATGTCATGCTTTACTCCAATTGAGCCAGCACATATTGATAACTGCATTAGGTTTATTCCATTTAGCTAATGCTAATTGACCAGCATCAATTATATTATCTGCCTTGATGTTTTTAAAAATCTTATCAACAAACGAACGTTTGCCATTGTGATAAGATAAGATAACTGTGTAAGTGTTCATACTTCGCTCCTTCCTAAGTTGGTTGTATTATCGCAGTTTTTAAAAAACTTGTCAATACACTTTTACTTTTCTCTTGCCACACTTGTTATTAATCATTCGGTAATTCGGTAATACTACCTTTACACGATCTAGCCATATATCTTCATATATGTTTTGCAATTGGTATCTCATGTGGTTTGCTCCTTCTTAAGATGGTTGTATTATACAGCAACCAAATCAGATGTCAACCCAACTTTTGAATAATAATGTTTTTTAATCCATTCAATCTGCCAAGGCTCAATATCGCGGTCTATCTTTGCACCTTGTTTACCAGTGCTTGATTTGCGCCAGTTCACTAGATCATAATACCAGTATGATTTCAAGTCTTGATGGAATGTCATAGTAGTTTCGATGACTTCCAAGATATTGCCATTTAGATTAAATGTTAACATGATCATTGCTCCTTGTTAAGATGGGTGTAATTATACACGATTGAATTTTAAATGCAACAAAAAAGAAAACCCCATTAGAGGGAGCAATCTCTAATGGGGTTATACAATGTTGGCATCATCGCCAACGGGGATTGACAGGCTTTCTGGGAGCAATCATACTTGCCTGTCTTGGAGCTTAGGCTATTGCCTACGTTTAACCTTTCATTAAGGTGACCTTTGCTACTCGCTTCCATTTATAATCGTCTGGAAACGCATCAGCTAATTCAGCGGTCTTTACAACACTTCTTAATGATAATTGTAACTTTGATGTATTATTACACACAAAATCAACTACTTCTTCTTTCGTATGGTCAGACAATTTTAACTCATCTAACATACCATCTTCAACCACTTGTTTAATTCTTAACAACTTCTCACGGGTGGTGTGAACAGTTAAATCAAGAAAATGTGACCGATCTGTCAAAGCATCTAAATGGCTTCTCAATACCTTACTGCGAAAATGGTTAAAGTTAATGTTAGTAATGAATATCACACTACCACAAAACTCAAATGTATTAGGAATGTTTTCATACTTCAATGCATTACTTTCATAATGCCAGCTTAAAATTCGCTTCCTATTGCTATCTAATGCCGATTTAAGCATATTAATAGCACGATCATCTTTGAATACATCATCGCTATCATCAAACACCACGACACTATTCTCATGGCGATATTCGTATAACTTCATGAATAAACCCAATGCACCAATCGCGCCTTTAACGATTTCGTACTTCTTCAAAGTTTCATCTTGAGCAATCCTAGCAACAGTATCATATTGCGCTAAGACCTTCTGTACACCATGCGACTTGCCAACACCGGGCGCACCTGATACAATTAATGACCGAACCTTACCAACCTTACACGCCATTGTCATATCTTCCAAAATCTCAAACCGTTCTCTCAAACGTTCCATGATTTCTTCATCAGTTTCAACTACGGCATCCATTACTGTTTCTAACATCGCTCTTCCTAGTGGTTAATATTGTGTCAAATTATACAGCTTAAAAAAGTCTATGTCAAGTATTAAATCAACATATTCTAAAAATCAGTGTTTTTTCCCTTTATAAATCAATAACTTACAGGAGCAAAAAACGTGTTTCTTCGTTATTTGTGTATACCCTGTAGGGTAGTACAGGGTATGATATTAAAATGTAAAATAACGGCATTATTGGCACCCTTAGAAGGAATCGAACCTCCATTCTGGGAGTAGAAATCCCATGTCCTATCCATTAAACGATAAGGGCAAAAAACCATATAGTAAAACATCCTGATACTCTCACAGCCTTTGATGTCTAGGTTGTACACCCTAGATTGTGGATTTGAACCACCCAAGACGGATACTTTTAATACCCTACTAACAAGATGTTTTACTATATGGTGCCCCGACATGGAATCGAACCATGATCAACCGGTTATGAGCCGGACGCTTGTAACCAATAAGCTATCGGGGCAAATTATACCCTATCAGTTTGAGCATTGTCAAGAGGCTTGATAGGGTTTTTTATTACAATAGGGTTGAGCTTCTACGAGAGGCTTATTGTAACATATTAACTAAATCAATTACAACTATTGTTGAAATCGTTGCGACCAATAATACAAACAAGTATGATAAGATCTCAACTCTCATTGTAACACCACATACAATACAAACACAAGTATAATAGTGGCAATCATCGGTGCAAGTATTTCAAACACTTCTTTCATAGAAAAACCACCGCCATCATGAATACAAAACCAATTAATGGAATCAATACTGCATTACTCCAAAATGGATAATATGCTGGTTGCTCTTTCACTGATAGATCAATGGCTTCAACTCGTTCCACCGCTACATCACCTTGTTTATACTTCTCGGTTGCTTTCATAAAATTCTCAAAATTCAATGTTTGTTTAGACTTTAATTCTGTTAAATAATGACGCTTTAGGACACTATCTTCTGGTATCATGTTAATTTCCTTTAACTGGTTGTATTGTATAACTTGGAAGCTCTTTTGTCAATACAATTTCCTCATTATTTTCTACCATTGGTTTCTCAACCATAGTAGCCACAACATCATGAATTCTACGCTGATCAACAAATACTATTGCATATATTACAATAGCAAATGTAATAACAAGTAAGAAAGTATCAAACTTTTTCATAATTATACACCATTTCACATACTATGTCAAGTAAACTATACTTGTAATTGATCCATGCTTCACGCGGTGTATTACCAGTTCCATAATGTCCAGCACTATCTTCGCATATCCAAATGCCTTTGTCAATTCTTATTTTCGGCAATTCTTTCACCTTTATCTTCCTCCGGCTTATTTATCTCCCATTCACTAGGATTAAAATTATGCCAGTTCTTACTAATCAATACAGCATCACCGCTCTCATTGATCTTTAACGTTTTACCGTTAAACTTATTAACCAATTCTTTACGGTCAATTAATGCCTTAAACAATTCTTCATGATTTTTCATCTAATACTTCCATGACATCATCATCTTGGGTCCAAATAACCTCAAATCCATCAGCAATATAATACCACAATCCCGATGCCTTTGCAAATTCTTTCGCCATCTTTAAAAATGGAAATAAACTTGTTCTACCTTCAATATACACCTGAAACATCAAACCCCCTCCATTACGGTAATTTCATTCGGATAACCATCTTCTATCACCAATTTACGCCTCACTTGCTGCTGACTTAAATTGTCTGGATATAATACAATATCAATTACTGCCTTGTCAAGTAAAACCTGCCAAGCTTTAAACTTGGCAGTGGGTGAATCTGGTGCTGGGAACTCACCATATTCTACAATCATCTCAATTCTACTTCAAATGAACCATTATAACCATAATGCAAAATCAATGTACGCTTAACAGTTTTTGCATCATATGAGGCTGGAAAGTACACAACATCGCGAATTCGATCACCTTGAATTACTTTCCATGCTAATCGTTTGAAAATCGCCATTTATGCCAATTCCTTTTTGTTGCCTTCCTTTTGAATACGATCATAGATTTCTTCACGATGTACCGATACCGACTTTGGCGCATTCACACCAATCTTGATCTGATTACCAACTAATCCCAACACAGTTACAGTTACATCATCACCAATCATAATGGTTTCGCCTACTTTACGTGTCAATACTAACATCTTGTTTACTCCGTTGTTGTTTAAAAAACCGTTATTATAACAAACTAAAATAATCTGTCAACAAATAATTTTAGTTTGTAGAATGGTATCGAATCGATACCATTCTTATCTGTATCCTCTATTATACTGGGCTATGCCCATTCTATCATATTAAACTACAAAGTGGAATCTCTAATTTTATGCATCTCATGCATCCTAGTTGGCCAGTTAAAAGATGGGATTATTGTTACATAACCCCAGAATAATGTCAAACTAATTCTTTACGAACTAATACTGAAATGATATAAACATCATCATCCATTTCAAACTCGATGTTACCGTAATCATTTATACCAATGGTATCAATATCAGTTTCATAAAACTCAGATATACTACAAATATCCTCATCAATTGAAAAGTAGTCCTCGCCTATCCCTGCGATAGTTACCGTACCATCAAACTGAATCGCCTCAGCTTGATCTAAAATTTCCAATAATTGCATGAATGTAATTTTTCTTTCAATCATCGCTTTGCTCCGCTGTGTTAAGATGGGGTTATTATTACATAACCCCAAACTGGTGTCAAACTATTTCATCAGGAATTTCAACTTCATTACCCAATTTACTTGTAACATAACAGCGCATAGCCGCTATTAATGCAGTATTACAGTATGGTCCACGTTTGCCAACTTCGATAAAATCAACAATACTATCATCCCAGATTCTAGCTTGCCAATCTGATTCCCGTGCATCTAATGTGATACGTTCCCGTTCAACGATAACACCACCCACTGACCAATTAACTGATGGATTGTAAAAACAATCTGGCACTTTAAATGCAGGGATAGTAAGCTGGTGCGAGGCATGGTGCAATCCAATAGTGTCCCCGTATACCAAATGTGGATATTCACACATGGCAACAGCATAGTCCAGCGCCAGCCCACTCAATTCGGTGGTTTTAATAATCATAATGATTGCTCCATCACGTTAAGATGGGGCTATTATTACATAACCCCAAACTGGTGTCAACTACTTTACATACCCAACAGTAGGTTTTTCATATAATGCTACACTATGAATGGTTGTCATCACCAGACCAGTAGTTCGTCTAATATGATCGGTAACCACGTTACGTGCATTGGCTTCACTATCAGCCATTACAAAATCAACTCTGCGTGGATAATTGCAATGTGGTTGATTTTGCCATACTACTTGATATTCTTTTAATTCACTCATTTTCTGCTCCATCACGTTAAGATGGGGTTATTATTACATAACCCCGTATTGGTGTCAATCGTTATTGTAATCAAATTCGCCATTGGCTTTGGCTTGCTCACTCTCACACGCCAAAGCTTGATCTATTAGAAACGTGACAAAACCTTGATTGGTTTCTATGCCTGATAATACTCGCTTTATTCGACTTACTGAATGACAAGCCGTTAATTCAACTACACCATAAAAGACCTTGTTAATGTCTGCCACCAGTAAATCATAACTGGTTTGGTAGACTTCCATTAAATCGTTTAATTCCAATTCTGCGGTTTCTGCATAAGCAAGTGTATCAAACTCAGCAATGATATTACCACATGAAATATCATCAGTTGAACTATTTTTTAATCGCGTTAATATAGCCGCTTTGAACTCATCATCATCACCAAATACCCGCTCAACATCCGCTGGAATCGATACCGTTACTTTATAATCTATGCTCATCTTTATTGCTCCATAAAAAAGGTTATTGTACTACATTAAAAACTTCTCGTCTATCTAATTCACGACAAATCAACTCATGAATCCTTTGATCCTTCGCATTGTCCGAATGATAATAGAAGTCTATTCTACGATATAACTCATCAGTTGTCAACTGGCTGATCTGTTTCTCGTTCATATATTTAACCCCAATTTTCAAATTGCAGTAACATATCGCGTAATTGATTACCTTCAATTAGCTCATGATTGTATAATAACACAGCCGCTTTCACTATGTCAACAAATTGTAAATCATAATCGGCTACCCAATCACCTTCACCATCATATACCGCGATGCCTTTTACATAAACACCACTATCAATCAATTCCTGTTTGGTATCTGCTGAACTGATATTGTCAGAAGTACCACCAATATACCTTACTGTAAATTCACTCATGTCTTGCTCCGTGTTAAGATGGGGCTATTCTCTCATAACCCCAGATTGATGTCAACTATTAAATTGCTTCGGTGATATACAAAAATTCAATTTTATTCAAGGTCATGATCTCTTGAATTTGGTCACGAATCCAAGCATGATAATCAGTTGTTCGCTTGACAACTGAAATAGCAGTTTTACGTCCCTCTGGATACAATCCAGCAACAAATAACGCATTTTCGATCTCACCATAAGGTTTACCAGTATGCGACTGTAACGCACTTATAAGGTCTTCAACTTCACATGATACTTGCGTTTTTAATGTGGTCATTCTGCTTCTCCAATATCTGATAAGGTCTTAACACCCCATGAATACCAATCATACCACGATGGATAATCTTGCACTTCAATAAATGCCTCAGCAGTAGCAACACTATCAAAAATGCCTACTAAACGATCACCTTCACCATCACCACGATTTAACATCACTGTGTATACGTTCATGCTTATTGCTCCGTTACGTTGAAAGAGCTGATATTATAATCGATCTAAATCCAATGTCAACATTTTTATTTTACATCAACCCAGTTGACACTATTTCAAATACTGCTATAATATACCCACGTTCAGGACGAACAGTGGTCATACACGTGATGGTGATGGTAGTCCTTCAAAGGCCAGACCAACTTGCTTCGCCAAAATGTAACACCACAAACGCGCAAAGCGACCTACCTTGGAATGATAAGGACACGCATTCATCATGCCGTCATTGCCATCCTAGCAATGAATCCCTAAATAGAGCGGTCATTATAACCGCTCTCAGGTAACTTGTCAACTATTCGTAGTCTTCCAGATCACCAGTATCAATCACGCCCATTTCAAGAGCCTTATCAATTAACCAGTTGTCTTCTTTCTCATCCAAGGTTTCAACCTGACCTTGGTAAAAGTAATCAGATAATGCCGCAGTATCAGCATTTTCAGTAGCAGACTCAGCCATTTTTGCGATCAGATCATCACGTTTTGAACTATCCATTTTATGCTCCAATTTGATTGAATGAGCCGCTATTATAACGGCTCAATTTTACAATGTCAACTACTTAATAACAAACCCAGTGGTATCTTTTTTCGCCTTGCCTTTGGCTTTCAAACCAATAATGACATTAGCAGGGTCATTGATGCGAATATCAGTATCATCACCTGATATGACTGGTAATCCCATGTAATGAGTAGGCAATTTGTCAAACACTACCGCTACATTTAAACCATTAGCAATCGCCAATTCTACATCGCTATCATTCGATTCTTTCCGCGAAAATGTCAAATGATAGTTATCCGGTACGGTGCGACCTACAATCGCAGTGTAATCGTAAAATTTTACATCTGGGAACAATTCCATTAAGTTACGATATTCAATACCAGCATCAACCACACGGATTTTTTCAAAGGCAATATCGCTAGTGCCGTTTAATCGAATCAATGGTATCATACCATCATTGGCAGATTTTATAATCGCCTTGCGAATATCCTTAACAATTTGTGCCATAAATTCAGAACGTGCCTCGAAAAACATTTTAGTTTTTCTAATTCTGGCATTCTGTACATTATCAAACTTGCCACGACCAGCAGTGTTCAAACAAGCCAACGCACACCCAGCCGATGCTTTAGGACATACTTGATAACCAGATACATCAAATGGTGCAAGATGTAAAATATGGGTTTTATAACCAAACTTTTCACCTTTTAAAGTTTTGGTATTAGCAGTAGATAACAGTTTCATTTTTTGCTCCGTGTTGAAAGTCTGTATAGTATAGCAGTTTTTTAAATTGTGTCAAACTATTTTTTTCAATTGTTTTAACTTATCCAATAAATTAAACTTATGACCATCTGCACCAATGACCAGATTGTTATCACTGTATAACATCAATTGTTCTATCGCGGCCTTCAAGTCTTTTTTGTAATCAATTACATCTTCAACCAATGTAAAATTACAATCAATGACTTCTTCGCCGTCTTCTAACGAATCAACTATCGTCATCCCTACCCATTTTTCAGGACGACTGCCTTCGGCAATACGCAAGGTCATTTCAACCTTCCAATCAACTAAACTTTGATCACTCATTTTTCTGCTCCAACTTCGTTTAAGATGTGGGTAATTATACAGGGGTTTTCAACTTTGTCAATAACTCTTTAAAAGTTTTTTTCTCGCAACCACCTAATCCAGCCATCTCCTGTCTAATCTGCCAGTCATGTGATACTCGCCATATATCAATTGCTTGCTCAACTCGGTCAGGTTCTTCTTCCCATAACACCTCTTTAGCTCGTTTGATTACACGATCCCCAAATGATTTGACTCCTTGCAGTTCTTTCATTGTAGGCTTTAATGTCATCTGAATTGTAGTAATCTGACTGACAAGTACGGCAGCCTCAATGCCAAACTCATCCGCTACTGCACACCAAACTTTCATAAATTTCATAGCAATCTCCAAGTCATAAGGTAGGGCATATGATACAGCTAGCAATCACTACCTGTCAACTAAAAGTTTCCACAATCGAATTATACAACTCTTCAATGTAAGTATACAACACCTCAACTGGTTCACTTTCAAACGGTTCCCATACTACAATGTAATCAACATCACTACTATCAAAAGTTTCTTCCGCTGTCAATCTCGCCCATGCTTCCTCAGCTGTGCCTTCCCATGATGACAAAAATGTCCCCATAGCAATCGGTAATGCTTTACTTTTAACTTCATCGTTTGTCAATATTACGCTCATCGCTGCTCTCCGGTTTCGTTAAGATGGGCATATGATACCAATAACGATCTCATCATGTCAACTATTTTCTGCATCCACCAGTATACCTATATATACAGCTAGCATTAATCAAGATCCAGCTGGATGATATAACCATTCCAAGTTCCTAATATTCCTCGAATCTCAATACCATCCTTTTTATACATCAATTGACGCTTAACTTCAAACTCCAATAACGCAGCCCTGGCAGCAATATTAAACTCACTACTAGTACCAACTCCATCACGAATAGCAGCTGCAGTGGTCCTAAACGATATCTCGTTAACTCTCACCAGGATCCCAGCAGATTTCTTTATACGTAACTTCATAACATTGCTCCAGTTCAAATAGTCCGCATAGTATACCAGGCCCAAATACACATGTCAATACATATTCACAGCTAGCATTCCTAGTACTACCGGTACCATGGACCAGGGGCACTCTAGATAGTAGTAGCGATTCAATACGATCTAGTTATTATCGACTCGATACTATTGACATCTGATGACATCCATGATATGATATAATATATTATTAGTACTTTCCTTCAGACGTGCGAATGCATCCAGTAAAGGATGCTATTTAAATTACATCACACGATGTATGACATGATACATGACCATGTTGCCAATATACACAGCTAGCATTATACCACACACTAGTAGAATATGTCAATATACACAGCTAGCATTCCCCTTAGATGATTATGTACCTGGACTTACGTGTCTGCCAGAATCATTTTATCAGTCTATGCTATCTTGTACTTCAACTCTCCACTCTAGGGAGGGAAATGGCTTAACTATATAATCAGTTGCCTCATCTTCAGTATCAAATACCTGGAAATCAGTCTTGACATTGTTAAATTTCCACACTCTGATATTATCAGCGGCCCGATGTACTCTAACACCATGTGTTGTAAATACCATCTCAAATTCCATCAATATTCCTCCAGGTTATATGTATTTATACAAGTATAACACATTATGCCCTATTGTCAATATACACAGCTAGCATTTTTAGTGTTCCACGTGAAACATTAACGCTTTCAGTGGCGTTTATAAGGGTTGACATTTTTCTACCACTGTAATACATATAGTATCGATCCACTATGATTTTTGGTGTAGCTGAGAAAGATAGTAATCAACAATGCACCCACAGTACTGAAACAGTTACTTGACTGTAGATAACTGTAGATGATTGTAGTATTATTATAGGACTTGACTGTAGATAACTGTAGATGATTGTAGTATTATTATAGGACTTGACTGTAGATAACTGTAGATGATTGTAGTATTATTATAGGACTTGACTGTAGATAACTGTAGATGATTGTAGTATTATT